TCAGATAGCCCTGATGCCGTCTGACCAACCGCATTTCCGCTCAGAATGAGCGTTTTCGTGAACTCCTCTTGCTCACGCTTTCCAGAAGATAGCGCGGTCGCAAATAGAGCCACGGCCCCAGCGGACACAGTCCAAGGGTTGATCATTCCAAGGAGGGTTGCCCCCAGAGCCTTAGCGGCCGGGATGATCCCTCCAAACAGGTCCTTAAGCTGTCCCCCCTGCTGCAAAAGAACCGTCATGAGCGGTTGGCCGGTTGCCACTCCAACGCCAATATCAGTTATTTGCGCAGGAACATTGCGCATGGCGTTGTCGTAAGCTGCCCTGGTCATGCCGTATTGATTCAGCTGCTTGCCTGCGACAGCGGCGGCTGTGCCTGTCGCCGCCAACTTCGTCTTCAATTCGTCCAGGATCGAGGTTGGAACATCTCGCAGCGCTGCGTTGTAGAGGATCTGCTGTTTGCGGTTGTAGTCGATCGTATTGGCTTGGTTTACCAGCGAATCGACCCGACGCCGTTCGGCCGCAGTGAGCTTTGCGTAGTCAGCCTGCGCCGCCTGCGACATACTGCTGGTGCCGCGCTTGGCCGAAGCAATAGCGGTATCGAACTGCGTGGTGTCGACAACAATGTCTAGCCTCGCGGTTCCAATGCTTTCCTGTGCCATATCTCAGCTCTTATGAATGAATTCCAGCGCCGCACGCTCGATCTGCCGCAGCAGATCCATCAGCATTGGCCACCTACCCCGTTCAATGCCGTGCAGATCCATATCGGTGTAGAGGACCCCGTAATCCAGACCTACCGGCCCGCCCGCCCCGACCCGCCATTGCGAACTGTTCCGAGCGAACAGCGAAAAAGCCTCTGCGTAGTCGGGCCAGATCTCGATAGCCGGCCGCTTGAAATTCGAGGGCCGAGAACGGATCCCGGCCTTTGCCAACGCCTCGGCGGATGGCGGAGTCCAATAGAACGCCGCCACCGCCGCTTTCAGTTTTTTGCGAGCGCGACCTGCATCGCCTTGTTGTAGGCCTCCACAATCGCGTAATCCGCCCCCGGCTGGTGTTGCCGCAGGAAATTGATGGACGCCTCTTCGAGCGGCATATCCGCATCCCATCGCTCGATCAGTTCCAACAGAAGATCCGAAGTCGTGATCGCTTCGTCTCGCAGCTGGTCCATAAGGCCGTCGTACTCGTCTTTGGTCTTATGGCGAAAGGTGACATTCAGCTTCTGCGAACGCCCCTGACCCGTAATCGTGATGGCGGCGTCGATCGTCGGATTGGCTTTGATGACGAACGTCATTACGCGCCCTCGTAAGTGGTGGTGTCCGCGCGCAGCGACAGAACGAAGGAGTTCTGCAGGTTGGTGTTGGCGCCACCAACCGGGTTCTTGTTGAATGCCGGAAAGCCGTAGTAGTAGACGACGCCTCCATCGGGATAGACGGCCTCCACCACAACGGGCGCCTTCAGAATGTCAGCTGCAATCAGCTCGCCGTACCATTCCTTCTTGCGGTCATAGTCCATGGTGAACGTCAGAACCACCGGCGTTTTGAAGGTGGGTTTCTGCAATTGCTGGCTGCGGGGATCCTCCACGTACTGGTACTGGTAGTTCTGCTGCTCGCCGCCAGTGATTTGCACGTCCTGCATTTGGTCCAAACTGAACCAATCCAAGACCTTTCGGTACGAGCCCGCGCCTTTCCCGACCGGATACAGGCGTTGTACCGTCGTATCGGCGCCCTCCAGCTCGAAGCCATCGGCCATGGGCGCAGCTGCGCGCCACACCGTCTCGTCAAGAGCGGGCCAGCCGGAATTGATCACCAGGACGTCGCCAGCACTCGGCGGCGTTGCCGTGGAGGCGACGGGGCTCGCCGCATTCGAGATAGCGCTGATGGCGACCATCGCGCTGAGAGTCTTGGACACTCGAAACTGCGTGCCGTTGATGAAAATGGAAGACATTTGTGTTCCTCAAATGAAAAAACCCGGCGCGGGGCCGGGTCGGATGTGAAAGGGGCTGAATTACGAAGGAAGGAACCAGATACCGAAGTCCTGGCGCGTGCCGTACTTCTTGATCGCCTCTTCGTAGAGGCTGACCGGTGCGCCGTAGGGTTCCACGGCAGGAAAGTCACTTTCACAAAGCGCGGTGCCGATTGCATCGGCAATAGCATTCGCCTCCGCGCGACTTGTGGACCAAACGTAAAGCTGCACGCGCTGGTGGCGTTTTTCGCGCCGCTTGCCTTCGACATACCACTGCTCCTTCCCGCCGGCGCCCTGGTAGACGATCAGCGGGAACACGGGTTTGTCGGGGGTGACGTCCGGGTACGCGCGACCACCCACCAGGGGACCCAATAGGGCCTTCAGGCTCGCGTCAAGGCTCATCTCGCACCTCCTGACCCGCCAAAAGCTCCGGCAACCGCTGGCGCCCGCGCTGGATCATTGCCGCATGCGCCCGTGCCGACGCAGCCTCGTACGCCGGCCGCAGGAACGGGGAGGCCGGTACCCACTTTGGGGCCGGGAGCTTGCGGCGCTTGTCAGTGACATAGCTGCCGTCTGGCTTGCGGATGACCGGGTAGATCTGCCAATGACCAAACTCGACCAGGTGCCCGTGAGGTGCCTTCGCTTTGTTCCATGTCACTGCGTACTGGACCTCCTTGTCCCCCGAGTACCTATCCCGGAAGGCTAAGTAAATCGTCTCGGCTAACGGGATCCTCGGTCCCGCCTCGCTGACGGCCCCTCGACTACTGCGGGGTGCACGGAGCTTCGCCTCGTCCCGCAGCACTTCCCCGCCGGCGACGGCCATAGAGCGCGCCAGGCTGACCCGTGCCGGCCCGAGCAGACGATCCAGACCAGCCGACCAGCCGGACGTGTCGAACGTCGCCTGAAGCCCTTTAGCCATCGTTGCCCCCCTGCTCACAGATAACGAACGCGCTTCTGCGGTCCTTGAAATCCCGCGTGACGCCCTTTATCCCGAAAGCGTCTCCGTCATGCAAGGCGCGCATTCCGGCGTCAATGCCCAGCGCCCTGGCCGCCTCGAAGCTCACGGCAAAGCTGTAGCGCGCGATGGACGGCGATACGTTACCCAGGAGGCTCGATCTGATCGCGCCCAGGCCCGTTTCGTTCGCGATGCCCGCCCAGATCTCCCCGACGTCCACCCATTCGTCCAACGGCTGGCCGGACGCATCCACCTCGCCAGAGCGGCGCTGTATCAGAATGCGGCGATTCCGCGCTCGGGCCGTCATGGCAGCACCCGGGTAAAGGGGAAGACCAGGCGCGCGAATCCCGGATTCTCATGGAGAACCCTCTCTCCCGCGGCCTCTGGGTTTTCGAGCATGTCCCCCACCAGCATGACAATTGCGAGCTTCAACGGCTCCGGTACCGGGCCCGGCTTGCTTGTGAATAGAACTGGGAACGCACCAGGTTCGCTGGAGGTTTCCCCCGGCCAGATGGGCAGCGGGGTTTCCCGGCCGCCAACTGGCGTCCACTCGTACGATGCCTCGGCCAGCGCAAAGCCCGTCCTGCGCTCGACCAGCTCGCGCGCCGCGGTAATAACGCCGGGAATGTCTTCGTCCAACGCGTCGTGGTCAATATGCAGGAGTCGCTTTGCCTGTGCCACGCTCACGGGCTCGGACGTCGCGGCGGTAATCAGGCGCAGCACGTTTAGCTCCCTGCCGATTCCACCGCGTTCGGGTGGGGGTCGATATACCCAGCGCCTTTCAACGCAGGAACATGTTCGGCATCGAACTCTCGTACCTCACCGCACTTGCCGTAGATGCTGTCATGCAGCACCAGCGCCTTTATCTGTTGGCGAGTGTCCAGGCCAGTTGCAGGTTCCGCAGAAGCCGGAATGCTAGCGCTCTCATTGGTAGCCGTTCCCTCGGAGCCCAGCGCCCCCACAGCCGGGGCTTCCCTCGCCGAGGCGGGCGGCACATGCTGGGTCTGGGGATCGCCGTTCGGCGCGACCGGGGCGGTAGCGCCGGCCTCACCAACAGCAGCAGCGGATGCGTTCGCCTGGTCAGACAGAGCGGGCGGCGCCTGGGGCTCGCCACTCGGTGCGGCCTCGGCTGTCGTTTTTCGTGCCATTGTTTCTTCCTTGAAAGAGCGGGCCTGCGAGAGTCGCCCGCCGGCCCGCGATCACCCCGGGGGCCGCTTAAGCGGCGGCACCGTGCTGGAACAGCTTCACTGCGCCGCCCACGTCGATCAAATTGCCGCCCGAACGCATCCAGGCCAGGAATCCAACCTGGCCCTTCTTCACGTAGGCCGAATCGTTGAAGCGGAACAGCGTGATCGCCATCACGTCGCGGATCTTGTACAGGCTGAAGTCGCCGAACGCGATGGACTTGGCGGCGGCCGCCGGCACCGGCATGTGCTGGTTGATCTGGATGTCACGATTCAGCAAGCGATCCGGTGCGCCGCCAGGATTTCCCTGCTCGTAGCCCGGCACGAAGATCGGGCGACCTTGGTCGTCCTTGATCTTGCGAACCATCTTCAGCATGTCGTCATGGAACATCCACTTGGCGCCCAGGCGGTACGCAGGGTCAACGCTGTGCTCGATGTCCACAAGGTCGTCGTAGGCGATCAGCGGGATTGCAGAGACGCCGCCGATCTTGCCGACCTTAGCGGCGGTGACAAGGCCCATCGGGCCGGCCGTGCCGGGACCAACGGTGTAGTGGCGATTGGTGACGCGGCCTAGCCGGGTGTTCAGACGTTTGGTGATGAAGCCCTCGATGTTGGACGAACTGTCCTGCAACAGTTCCCAGGGCACGGTAACCACCTTCGAGCTGAACTTATAAACCGCCAAGCCCTTCGTGCCAAAGCTCACGTCCTCGTCGCTTGCGGACTGGTTCTCTTCGACGATTTCGCCCTCTTCGTTCGTGCCGTCGCTGGTCGGGTACTGCATAGGTTCGCCGCCGCCGGTCGAGAAGACGTCCGCAACGGCGCGCATGCCGCCAAACGATTTCAGCGTATCGATAATGGAACTGGCGACGGTGGTGGGCACCGTATAGCCACCCTGCTCCGGATTTGCCGCCGGATTGCCGCTCATCGCGTTGCGGACCTGGGTCCAGTCCTCGGCGGTCAGCGCGTTGTCGCCACCACGGCACCATTTATCGAACAGCGCCACGTCGGCACTACGGTTGCCCTTGGCGCCGGGGCGGGTTTCACGCTCACGCACGCCAGCGTCATGCAGGTCGTTTTCGACCGTCAAGTCCATCATCTTCTGATGGCGCTCGATGGCGGCGTCGATGCGCTCGATTTCCGCCGTGTTGTCGTCGTATTTCTTCTGGTGGTCGGCGTTCCAGTTGGCGCCGGGATTGTTGTCCAGCAGGGCGCGGGTTTCTTTGGCCAGCGCGTTGCGGCGCTCCCGCTCGGCTTGAGGATTGAAAGCCATATTTAGGTTCCTTCAGTCGAAAAAAAACCGCCCAAAGGCGGTGGGTTGTCCTGCGTGCGGGAGCCGCTTACGCAGGGGTGGCCTCGATCAGCGAGAACCGCCGCTCAAGATCATTTCGCAGGGCTTGGACCTGGGCGTCACTGACATCCGGCCGTTTCGGCTCGGTCAGCGCCTTAGGCGCGTTCTGGTAGGCCGCCAGATTCCAAGCGTTGGAGGTGGTAGGCTTCTTCGCAGCAGCCTCCACAATGCGATCCACAAAGCCATGTTCCAGCGCCTCATCGGCGCTGAACCAGGTCTCCGCGTCCATCCAGGTCTTGACCTGATCCGCCGACTGCCCGGAGCGGGCCACATAGTCGGCCGTGATCGCGCCGTCCACCTTTTCAAGCAGATCAGCCGTCTCCCGCATGTCGGCCTTGTTGCCAATGGCAACTGTCCAGGCGTTATGGATCATGAAGAATGCCCCCTGCGTGGTCTCGACCTCGTCGCAGGCCATGCATATGTCGGTCGCCGCGGAGGCAGCCAAGCCGTCAATATGGGCAACCACCTTCGCCGAATGCTGACGTATGGCGGTCATCATCGCGCGGGCGTCGAACACATCGCCTCCTGGCGAGTTGATGCGCAAATGGATCGTGTCGGCCTTGATTCCTGAGAGGGTCTTGGAAAATTCGGTCGCGTCGATATCGCCCCACCAACCGCCGATCACACCATGCAGGTAAATCGTATGTTCGCCGTTGTCCGCCTCCGCGCGCAGAGGCTTTGATTCAGAGGCGTTATCACGCGCCAGCTGAAGCAGTTTCGGAATTTTCATTCTCGGTTTCCCTTTCTTGATCGTTATCGTCCTCGGGTGCGGGTGGAGCTTGCATGCCCGCCCGCGTCGGACGGTCAAACTCACCGCCTAAGGGCTGGAGGTTCTTCACGCGGCGGACTTCATCTACGCTCATCCAGCCCTGCGCACCTGGCCCGCCCAATGCCTTGGCGAAGTACTCCGCTTGAGCCTTGGAATCGCCGGCCATGAGCCCATCTGTGTTGTGCTCGGTGAAATACCGCGCGGTGCGGAATAGCTTTCGGTTCAACTCGCCCTTGATCCGCTTCAAGTGCGGGGCCAATGTGTATTTCACAAAGCCGATACCCATCTGCTCGATGCCGCTACCCCAGCTGCTGGACTTCGTCATTTCGCCGATCATGTGCGGCGGGACACCGAAGGCTCGCGCCATGTCGATCACCTGCCATTGCCGAGACTCCAGCAATTGCTGGTCCACCGCCGACATCGTCAGTTCCTTGATATCCAACCCTTCGGTAAGAATCAGGGGTATGCGACGGTTGCCCTGAATGCCGCCATACTTGGCAACCCAAGCGGCACGGAAGTCCTCTTGCATGTCGTAAGACATGGCCGCCGGTGCCTTGATCGCGACCTCAGGCTTGCCACCTTCGCTGAAGAACTTCCCGGCATGTTCGTCGCCCTGGATGGCGATACCAATGCCGTTGCGCGCCCCCCACTGAATCACCGACATCGAACTGATGCCGTTAAATCCGAAACCGGGGATGTGGAGCACGTCGTCCTGATCGACCGTGAAGAATCCCTTATCGTCGTAGAACGTGTACTGCAACCGCCGAAGCTCGCGCGGGCTTTCGCGCTCCTGTTCGCGGATCTCCACACGGGAACGGGGCCACGGGATCAGGTTCGTCATTGCGCCGGCACGGTTGCGAACGATGTACGCAATTCCATCGCCCCGCAACAGCATCTGCGTGATCAAAAATTCCCACGCAGCAGAAGCCACCCAAGTGGGGCAAAACTGTTCGTTGAGCGTCCACCAATACGCGTGGTCCACCTGCTGCCGCGCCCCGTCCACGCGTTCAAAGATGGGGAGAGGCAACTGGGCGATGGATCCCGCGATCAGCGAAACGCAGGCGTAGACCGCCGACACCCGCATAGCAGTCTGGTCATTGACCACCGCACCAGCCGCGGTCCGAGGATCGCCGAAGATCTCGAACATGCGGATGTCGGACGATGAGACCGCCTCACGGTCGGCGATGTTGCCAATTGCTGGCTCATGTCGGCTTTCTGGCTGTGCCGCCTGGCCGTCCGAGCCGAAAAATCTGGAAAGTAGTCCCATCACATCACCACGAATCCCTGTTGAATTTTCTTGGGCCCGGCCAAAGGGTTCAGGGCCATAAGCTGAGCCGCGTCCAGAAGGGCCATCAGCGGGTCGATTTTTGCGGTACCGCTGGCTTGTTTGGTAATGAGAATGGAGTTCGCACGCTGTTCGATGCGGGCGTTGCTCACCGACCACGCCATCATCGGCCGGCCACCGTGGACGAACCCGCCCTCTGCGAGCTTTCTCTCTACGGTTTTTATCGTTCCACCGAGGCGCCAGCCCTGCGACACGCCAACAAGCAATCCCTCGGGAATTTCGGCTTCTGCAAATGCCTCGGCAAAAGTGATGCCACTGGGATCAGTGCCAACGCCCTCCTTTTCAGGAAACAGGCCCGCATCAAAGACACGCCTGATGATCTGCGCCAGTTCGGCCACGTCATCACCGATTTTCTCGACAATGACTAAGTCGCCTTGCTGTTCGAAGTCCCGTAGGCGTGGTGCGATTTCCTTGCGACGATCTAGCACGGACGGATGCGCCCAAGCGCGCCCCCAATGCAGCCATCTTCCCGTGTTGTGCTCTCGGCCAACCAAGCCGAGGCCCAGCAAATCGTCCAAACCGCCGCCGTCAATCCCTCCGGTCACCACCTCAGCGCGGCGCAGGAAGTCGTCCAGCAGACGCAGTGACGTGTCGGCCTGCGCCTCCCAATGATCCGCCCCCGCCCAGCGGTCGGACCGAAGATTCAGGCCAATTTCGACGTTCAGGTGCTTTGCCAAGAACTGCTGGAATGCTCCGTCAGTCCTGGCGCGCAGCAGCTTGAGTTGATCACCCAGCCACTCGGCGCTAACCGACCGGCCGATGTTGGGATTGGTGATATAGAAGTTGGCCGGGTCTAGATACGCCTTGGCCTCAAGCAATTCCTCCGGAAACTCATAAAGAATCCCCAGGGTTTTCGGATCCTCAACCTTGCCGTCACGAACATCTCGCCAGTAGGAGAGCTTTTCCTTGAACACGCCGGCTGGCGGATCGTCGCTCTGCGTGGTCAGGTAGATTACCCAGCCTTCATCACGCGATATTTGACCTCCGAGAGCCTCCAGGAACATCGCCACCGCGTTAGCGCGCTTGCCGAATAGCCACAATTCATCGACCAAGATGCGACCGGACTTCTTGCCCGATACCGTATCGGTGTCGGCGGCCACCACCTTGAGGCTATTGCGCGTCGTCCGGTGAGTGATGGTGCGTATGTGGTCCTGAACGTGGAACATGTCTGACAGTTCCTCGTCCGCCCGAACCATCGCGGCTGCTGGCTTGAAGCTGTTGTCTGCGACTTCCTTGGTCGGCGCCAGGATCAAGTGTTCCTCTTCCTGGCGCCAGCAGATGATTACCGCCGTCAGCATGATGCCGGCGGCAATAGTCGATTTCGTGTTCTTCTTGCTGATCAGCAGGCCATATTCCCGGATCCGTTGCTTGCCGGTGGTGGCGTCATATCCGCCGAAGATCGCCCGCACAAAGTCGAACACCCATTCTTCGGAGCATTCCCCAAAGGTCTGGTGTCGGTACGTCCCGATGGCCTCATCGTAGACCTGGGCCAGATCCACGACCTTGAGCTGCTTGAAGATGCCCAGCGCATATTCGGCCTGGTCGGGGTAGATCGGCGGCGGAATGATCGACTGTCGCGTGCGCAGGCGTTCCGCCCAATCAGGGCACGCGGTTGTCCAGGCCATGGCTTACCCCTTCCCGACAACGCGTAGATGCGTGGGTGGCGGTGGCGGCGCGAATCGCCCACCGGTAGCAGCCTTGTTTGCCGCCTCCTGCTTTGCACCCTTCTTGCCCTGTTCCGCAATTTTCCCGTGCGTGAACGGCATGAGCGCCTTCGCGGCCTCTAGCCGAAGCTTCGGTTCTTCTAACGAGTCGTTCATGATGGCCACCAGCACCGCACGCGGATCCGAGGTAAGCCCTAGCGATTTCAAACCGATTCCGGCCATGGAGTCAGCGTCGGCGGCTGTGTCGCACGGTCCATTCGCCGGTGTATTTGGCTCCGTCGCATCCGCCGATTCGGCCTTTTTGTTAACCCGCTTTTTGTTAACTCCTTTGTTAACTTCGGCATTGCGCCCCAAGGCGGCCAGAACATGCTTGTCACGCATCAGTCGGGCGGCTGCTTGGGCCGCCCCGTTTTCGCTGTAACCCGCATGGATAGCGGCTTTCGCACCGGATAGACCCGACAGCAGCGCATCGACGAAGCGGCGCTTTTTGTCGGTTAATGCCATAGGTTTTGGTTAACAAAAGTGGGTTAACAATTTTCCGAATTGGGGAAATTTTCTGTGCGTGAGGGAACAGGTGGTTTCCAATGGCGAGACCCGCCAGACTTTCGCCCGCCCCCCACCCCTTCGATGGGCCTGCCGCCCTCGCACAGGGCCGCCACGGGGCGATTCGACGCGGGCTGATGCCGCGCCATCAGCCCCAGGCCAATGCCCACAGCAGGCGTCTGGCGCCCTCCAAGCCTAAGCCCTGGCTCGATAGCCAAGGTCGGCCCGTGTTTTAAGGTCGTGACACCCGCTCTTGCGTCCGTCGTCGCCGCGATACACGCAAAGCACTTGCGTGTTCTCGTCCGTGTCCGCGCCGTTATCGAACAGACCTACTTTGTGGTCAAGCTCGAAGCCACCGGGGAACAGCGTCAACCGGCCGCAGTGCGCGCAATGAGGATTCGCCGACCAGATCCGCAAGCGCCGGTCTTGCAAACGTCGGCCTGTCATCCGTTTGGCGGTTGGTGTTGGCGCGGCGGCAATCTTCGGGCCAGCCATCGCCAATCGCGGCTTGAGTGTTGAGAGCTTGAGCTTTGCCATCTGGTCTACCTAAATTCGGTGATGCGCACCCCCGGCACGTTCGCCACTCGTAGGCCGTGGCGTGTTGCTCGTGGTGCGCGGCCTGGGTTCTTGCGGACACTCGCAGGCTTGTCCGGGCATTGGCGCAACCGGTGGCCGGAGACCTGAGCGGTCGAAGTGGCCGATGTGCGCCCCTATGCGCAAAAAGAATCGAACAAAAAGAACATAAAAGATGCTCTACACATCTTTTTTGTTGTATAATTCCTTATCGATTCAACGAAGGGGAGGTAATGAAATACAGCGAGTTCAGGCGGTGGCTGCTGAAACAGGGCGTGAAGTTGGAGGCCCACAAATCAGGCAGCAGTCACTTCAAAGCAACCCTTGGCGATCGGATAACAAGCTTTCCAGACCACGGCACCAAAGAGATAGGTAAAGGGCTGGTAGAGAAGATCAAAAAGGATCTTGGACTGAAGTAAAGGAGGTGGCCCGCAAGGGCTGCCTCTTTCCCGTTGTATGAATGCCTCCCCAATCAAAGAGGACACACCATGTTGACCTACTGCTATACCCTGACGCCGGACACGAACGGCACGAATCTGATTCAATACCCGGATCTGCCCGAAGGCGCGTCCGTCAGCGAAGGCGAACACGACCTGCAGGCCAACGCTTCGGAGGGACTTGAAGCCGTTCTGCAGATGTACATCGACGCACGCCGGCCTATTCCCCTGCCTACAGCTGTAGGGGATGGCAGCGTGACGCTGGGAGCGCTGGCGACGGCGAAAGTCTTTCTTTCTAACGAAATGGTCCAGCAAGGCATCCGCAAGACCGAACTGGCACGCCGCCTGGGCGTACACAATCCGCAAGTGGACCGCTTGCTGGACCTGGCGCACAGTTCCAAGCTGGAAGCTATCGAGGCCGCATTCCATGATCTGGGCCGCCGCCTCGACATTTCGGTTGCGTAGCTGCAAAGCAAAAGCCCCGACCGGACTATCCGTATCGGGGCTTTGTCTTAACAATGGTGGGCGCTCTATCCACCCATGAAGTCGTCCGTCGCAAGACGCTTCGAACCAAATCGAACCTCATAACCTGGGCCTTTGTCTTGCAAGTGTGCGCGGGCCTGATCTTCTGTCGGGAAAAACCCCGCAAGATCCCACGGCGCATTCCGCAGTACCGCCCAGCCCTTCACCCATCCAGGATTGTCTTCGTCCAGCTCGTAGTCCATGCGGCCTCCTATAAATGGAGACCAAATGATAGCTGGAGCCTCGATCCATTACGCCAGCACGACTTCGGCATCCACGCCAGGCTCTGCCACGCACTCAAGTTCGAAGTGAGAGACCAGTCCAAAGCTGGTGTTCACCGAAACTGCGATCTTGCGGACGTACGTCACCCGCGCAACCTTTCCGAAAAAGCGTTCGGTATGCACTTGGAGCCGCTCACCGTCCGGTCCGACTGCAAAAACGCGCACTTCGACTGCGGCACCGCCACCAGCGAAGCTAAGCAACGTTTTCACCCGAATCGCAATGTCATGCTGAACATGACGGATATCGCTCATCGCGTCCTCTTATGAAAAAAGCCCCGGCCGGATACCCGGTCAGGGCTGACATGGAGCGGGCTGCGGAGATCGAACCCACGTAGGCGGCCTGGAAGGCCGCAGCCTGACCACTCGGCCAAGCCCGCAGGCTGCGCGGCTGGGATTCGAACCCAGGGGTGAAGAAGGATTGGCTACCGCGCCCCTTCCCCGCCTATATCGGTGTCACCCTTCATCCACTCGGGCACCGCGCAAAAAGCAAAAAAGCAAAAAAGCCCGCTGCTTTCGCTGGCGGGCATTTCAAGCCGACACGGCCAAACCGGACGGTGCGGCGCCGTCTACGGAAGCCTCGACACAATGAACGAGACTTCGTTCTGATGGTTAGGATATCGACTATTTTGGAGCGCGGCGAAGTCATTCTTGGAGATTCGGTGTCGGTAAGCGTCGTGCAACTCAACCATAAACTGGTTCGCCTCGGCTTCCGTATCGATGGGCATCCGCTTGTAGTTCGGGTCTGCCTTGATCTGGTCCACCAAGCCGTTAAACCAAGTATAGAAGGGCTTGTCGTCCACCGCCGCCGCAACGCGGGGGTCAGTATTTGTCGCACACCCCTGTATCGAAGGCACAACCAGCACGCACGCCAATAGGGCGGCGCGCCCGAACTTGCTCGCAATCATTTTCATGCCCACATCCCCGAAGAATTCCAAGTAGGAGCATTGAAGATACTTCGATATGGGTGCGGCCAGAAGTAAAAAAGCCCGCCAACAATGAAAAAAACCCGCTGCTTTCGCTGGCGGGTTTTGTTTGGGCGCAGTAATACACCTTATCTATTGAGAACGTATTCTGGGTGAAAAAAATCCCATGGTCAACAGAATTCGTTATCCAACTACGAGCCCGTCTACCCGTTGGCCGCGACTTTGTGCGGCTCAAGGGATGAAATATTGACAGCCCGAACGGCATATTTTTCCCGCAATGCCGCTTCTCTGTCGGGGTCGCGCAATACAGTAAAACCGGGCCGTTCGGCCAAGCGACGCTTACGGTCCTGCGGGCGAAGTTCAGAGACAGGTGCATTCTGGAAAAAATCGCGATTGCCACCGTCAGCCCACGATTCGGAATACACCCCATGGGTCAAGACAACGTCGAACTGATCCAACTCTACGTGGTAGTACTCGATCCACCCCACCCGCGCTTCTTGAACGATGGTACTCCCATTGACAAGACACTTCGCGCGCACCAAGACGCCATCCAACAAGAGATGATGCCAGGGTGAAACCCACAAATCGGATCCTGGCAGATTGTGACCAAAGGCGTGCTGCCGAATCCTAATTGGCCACGTCGCCGCACGCTCGTTATCAGAACGCAACAGCGCGACACGATACTTGCGCCAGCCTACCCATTTCACGTGGCGCGTTCCCGAAAGCCCGAGGACCTGATCGCCAGGCTGTAAGGACTCAATTGCGACCTCACCATCTGGGGTGCGCACAAGCGTACCTTTTAGGAAACAGACTGGCATCACAAAGGTACCGTTGCTGAAATAACTTTGCGGATCCGCAGCAATGATTGCTCCTATCTCCGGAGCCATGTTCGTAATCGACATCACTACCGGCATGGCACCGCTCGCGAAGACGGCGGAGCCAGTTCCGGATGCCGCATCGTAGTTAAACGCCGTCAAAATCCCACCAGGCACATGGACGGAATCTCCTGCACTCATCCCGCTTATCGTCACAGGGCCCGAAACACCAGAGTTGACATATGTGAAGCTGCCATCTCCGTCGCCGCTGAACTCCACGTTCAGATTTACGACACCGCCTGAAGGCACAGTGCCAAACTGATTGACGGTAGCCGAAGAGTTGCCGTCAATCAGGAGCTTGCCTGGTATTGAGGAAGCATCGGCGACCGCGAACAGTAGATCTGACGCTTGAAGATTGGCGCCATTAGTGACGATCACAGTCGCACCTGTTGACGGAAACGTAAAGAGCGGAACTGAAGCGGAGAGGTTGACGCCATCCACAGTCAACGTATTAGGCCCCAGCATCACCAGCGCGCTGTTATCCACACCATCCGCACTGGTCGCATCAACTGTTACGTTAGTTTCTCTCAAATCGACAACAATATTCGCCATTGATGTTCCTTAAGCCGTGTCTTATCAGGGCGGTGAAGGCGGCGCCCACGCGCGGGCACAAGGCGCATCTGCTACCTCATAACCAATTGAAACAGCAGTTAAGATTAAAGCAGATGACTGGCAGATCGAACACTAATTGTTGACAACTTTCTTCCATATATTACATATTTATTCCTGGTCAATGGCTAAACAGGATGCGCCCCTGGCTCCGGGGCTATCCACCCGCAGGTCTTGAAGCGGGCGGCAATTTCCCGGATTGCCTCAGGATGCAATCCCATTTGCATAGCCGGGTCTCCGAACAACCAGCGCTTCAGTTTGGCACTGTGTGCGCCCGCCGTTTTTTCGTCGACATCGTATCTTTCCGCTAGCTCAGCCAGCGTAACCTTCGCGCCCAGCAGCCGCTGGATCAGCGCGGAGCGCAGCCGCCCGTTAGATAGGCACCCTGGCAAGGCCGCGGCAGCAGACACTGTCGTGAGTTCCCCCACCGCATCTGACCATTCCGGGTTCACCCTCCATCCGCCGCAGCATGCCGCCCGGCATTCGCACGGCACTCGCTGGGGCGCGATGCTCGCCACCAGCACCGCCTGGTGCAGGGGAGCGAGGCGCGCAAGCTCTGCGCGGATCATGCCAGCCTGCCCTGCGCCGTCCACGCCCGACAGACCTTTGCCCTCCCCCTCCGGCTTGCCGGACATCGCCTTGTTCATCAACGGCCGGTCATATTGCTGCATCGAGTAATTCAACGCGTACACCAGCGCCGCGTGGACGCTACGGAAAAGCGCCTCGGGCTTTTCTTTCACGGCAGGGGCTAAAGGTACGCGAGAGAGCGTATAGGTAGTCATCAATAAATCCCCGGGGAAAAAGTCACTTTCGCGGGCAGCATTTCCCGCATCCATTGCATTGCTGCTTCCCATCCCAGGGTTACGGTGTGCCGCCCCCGGACGGGAAAAATCTTCGGGTTCACGTCGTGGGCATCGACCATCACCAATTCGCCACGCGCCCCCGTTTGTCTGTAAATCAACACCGGTACGCCTTGTTCGCCGGCCTGCTGCTGCGCCTGACGCCACCATGCGGGCAAGCAGAGCGTATTGGCGTGCTTGCATTCGATGCTGATGCGCGCGAAGGCCGGATCGTCCGCCACCA